GCAGAATGGTTTTCGAAAATGCGAAAACCCTAGTGCGCAGTTTAGGTTACAGTGTTGAACACGCTAAATTGACGCAATCATATTTACGCAGTGAAGTAGCTTTAAGCACTTCTATTGCAAACTATCACATTCCAGTACTCGTTAACGACAACCAGAACTCAACTGGCCCGAGAGTAAACGAAAAAAGGCTAAATCTCCAGGACATTTTTATTACAACAGAAATAGCTGTTTTAATTGGTGTTGGATCTGCAACTGCAACAGCAGCGAAGTTATATACATACCCTAACAGTACTGTATTTACTTCTGCAACTGATGATAACCTTTGGTCAATTTACAACGGCTTCCTTAACCTTACTATTAACAACGAGCAGATTTTGCCTAGCTGGGACGTGTTAAGACACTACTTTGTGCCGCAAACACAACAAAGCGCAAGCACTACTGATCAATGGGCAGCTAGCAGCGACGCGTTTTACCCAGTTGAGCCAGGTATTGTGATGAACGGTGCTGCAAATATTAACTTCCAGCTTACTGCAAATGGTGCGCCAGCAACAGTATTAGCGGATAGCTTTATTGCAGTTATTCAACGTGGTATCCTTTGTCAAAACGTTACTACTGTTAAATAGTATTAACCTTATGCGCCTGGCGGGCCTAAATCGCCGCCGCCGACGGTCGGATATTACCGTCAATTTTTTTAATTATTTAACTATAAGATATGCGTATCAAACGTTTTGAAGCAGTCGAAATTCCAGTGCCTAATGGATCAACCCTTACGCGCTTTTATTTTCCTGACTTACCACAATTAAGAAACGCAAAGATCGAAGCTGTACAAGTTTACGCCGCTGGATCAATTACAGCAACGCCGCTTACTGGATCTACACCAGTTGCGCTAGCTGATTTGAAAAAGTCAAGTTTAACTTTGTACCAGGGTGATTTACAGTTAATTTACAATATTCCATTGGTTGCACTACAAAATATTAGCGACAGCGCTACACCTTTTGTATATGATTTACCTTCAATGAACGATATTGATATTAGCTGGACAAAATCATTTGTATCTTTGCCAACAGCACTAGGCACCACAAACGTGGCGTATAGTTTTGGCGTTTATTACTACTTGTAAAATTTTTATGTTATGGCAGCTTTTAGGCCCGAAATATTTACTATTGATGAGGTCGTAAACTTTTACGACGCAGCAGAAGGAAGCGAATATAGAATATTTGCTGGCGTCAACCCGACGCCGCAATATTTGCGATACAACTTTGTAGGCGAAAAAGAAATTGGACGCCAGGAACTTGTTAACGCCTTAACACAGCTTCGCAATAACATAGAAAATTACAACCCGTATTTAATACAAGTTATTAGCGAAGGAAGTACTGGTAGGGGCAAGAAAAAAGAAAATCCAGTTCTTACCAGTATTTCTTTTCAGCTAAACCGTCCACAGCAACTAATGCCAATGCAGTCAATGGCTGGTATCGGTAGCCCTAGAACAGAAATGTTACTGGAAAAGCTAGTTGAACAAAACCAAATGTTAGCTAGTAGAATAGCAGCTATTGAAGCCATGGACGAACTGGAAGAAGAAGAAGAAGAAGAAGCACCAAAAAGCCCAATCGATCAAATGTTAAGCAGTCCGCAAGTTCAGGAAGCATTGATCGCTGGCGTAATGTCTTTAATGTCCGGACTAATGACAAAAGGCGGCGCACCAACAGCAATAGCTGGAATAGACGACGAAGCAGAAGCAGTAGAAATTTTAAGATCATTAATGAGTAAAGGCGTTACGATAGATCATTTGAGAAAATTAAATGAAATGAGCAGCGCCAAATTAAGCTCACTATTATTTATGTTGTAATGGCCAGAAGTAATTTTTTAAAAGACAATAGCAGCCTAATTATTGGCCTAGTAGTGGTTTACTTTGGATATAACAAAGTAATTAAGCCAATACTGGAAGGCGTAGGGCTGCAAAAAAGCAGTGAGGAGTTAGAAATTGAGAAGCAGACAAGCAACCCAGGCAGCGCCTGGAACCCAAACTATTGGCGTAAAGGTGGCGCGACTATTTTAAGAAACGCCGACGTTAATAGATTTATCGAAAAGATCTGGAACGCACCAGGATATTTTAGCGACGATTTCGACGCGGTTTTAGGCGTATTTAAGCAGCTTAAAACAAAAAGCCAGGTAAGTTACCTAGCGGACAAATTTAACCAGGCAAAAGGCAAAGATTTGTTAAGCTGGTTACAGGGTGGCGGCGCTTTATCGTGGCCCGCGGATCGTTTTAGTGCGGAGCAAGTTAACCAGTTAATTAAATATGTTAACGGTTTAAAAAACTATTAAAATGAAAGATAAGGGCAGTTTATTAATATTACTTTTATTAGGTGGCGTAATTGTTTACGCGGCTACTAAAAAGAAAACTAGAAGGGGATCTATTGAAATTGGCCCACTGGATCCAGGCGAATTTATTACGGATCCAGCAGATTTATTAACCGACGAAGAAAAAGCACTTTTTGAAATATGAAAAACAAAAATTTAATTTTATTACTAGCAGCGGGCGCAGCTTATTGGTACTTTTTTATGTATAAGAAAAAAGAAGCCATAAAAATTGAGCAGCCAGGTTTTACAGATCAACCAGGTACAAGCGCACCAGCTGCAATGTTGCAACCAGCAATACAAACCGAAAGTTTATCAATTACTGATCAAATAATTGAATTTAGTGAGCCAGCTAGGGTATTACCTTACAAAGAGGATAGCGGTTACCAAAATTATTATGTTCAGCAAATAAGTGGAGTTAAAAAAATGGGCGTACCGTTCACAATTTAATTTTCTTTTCACCTTTAATTAAAAAAAATGGCCGACTACAAAGTAACAGCGGAGCTAATAAAATACGACGTAAACTTTACAACTTATGATGTAAGCGGTTACGTTACCAGCGATTGCAATAGTATTTTATTTATCAATTACGGATCTAATGCCGTACAGATTGAAAACGTAACATTGCAACAAAATCAAAGTTTACAAATTGAGGGCAACGCTGGTGAATATACAACGCGCCGTTTTTTTGCAAATTTTATCAATTCAGGGGGTTTTAATAACCTAGTAACTGTTAAGAAAAACTACATACAATAATGCCAGCGATAGATTTATCAATATTAAACCAAAGACAGACGCCAGCGTTTTACGCTGATGTTTTCGCCAATAGGCCCGCAGCTGGTTTTGTTGGTAGGATCTTTGTATCTACAAATACATTTGCGTTTTATCGCGATAACGGTACAAGCTGGGATCTAATTGGTGGCCCTGGTACTGGAACAATTACTGGCAGTGGATCTTTTGGATCTATTGCTTTGTGGAATGGTACAGATACAATTACTTATGACGTAGGGTTAACCTGGGACGGTACAGCAAATTCGCTAACAGCCAGTAAATTTATTGTTACTGGTGGAACGTCAAGCCAATTTTTAAAAGGCGACGGATCGCTGGATAGTAATACCTATAATACTGGAAGCGGTGCAGCAAGCCAAGTGGCTTTTTTTAGCGGTACAAACGCTATTACTGGTGAAAATAATTTGTGGTGGGATAGTACAAATAATCATTTGGGTATTAATACAAATACACCAGCAACGGCGTTAGATGTAAACCACAATGGTACATTAGTAGCTAAATTTAATAATACTACAAGCGCCAATAGCTTAATAGCTTTTGAAAATGCTGGTAATGAGCAGTGGTGGATAGGTACAGAAAATACAAACAACGACTTTTTATTTTACGACGCTACTAATTTCCCGACGTTATCACTTAGGACGACTTTTAAAACAAACGGCCAGGTATTAATAGGCGGTGGATCAACTGGAAGCGGTAAATTAGTTGTTGAAAGTGCCACAAGCGACAACGGTATTCAAATAGTTGGTGCAAACGCACCTAGTTTGCGTATTGATAGCGCTGCAACTGGGCCGACTAAAAGAATTGGTTTAGGTATTTCAACTGGCGTAAACAATTTTATCCAGGGTAGTGTGGATCGTGATATGTGTATTTTTAACGGATCCACAACAGCCAGCCCAATCTTATTTGGTATTTACGACACTACAAACGTACAAGAAGCAGCTAGAATAAGCCCAGCCAGAAATTTAATTGTCGGAAAAACGACAGATAGCGGTGAGCGTCTACAAATTAGCGGAACGGCTTTAATAACGAGTAGTACAACAATTAATGGAGATATTTTAAGTACAAGAAGTGTTGTAGGTGGACTTAATGAAATTGCAGTAATTAATACTGCTACATCTGGCGCGTCAGGTTCTCGTGTACGTATATCGACAGCTTTTAATGGTGGAACTACATTAGGTGATGCTTTAACACAATTTACTGATAACAACAATTTTAATTGGTCTATTGGTAGTGGTGTAACAACATCGAGAGATTTTGTAATAACGAATTATTTTACATTAGGAACAGCTGAGCGTTTTAGAATATCTGCAAGTACTGGCGCTGCAACGTTTAGTGGATTAGTAAGTGCGTCAGAAATGAGATTAACTGCGGCACCTACTAATGCTTTATTAATTACGCCAACACTTGATACCAATGCTTCAATTTTAAACGTAACTAATGCAGCACAAAGCGTTAATTGGCTTTCAGTTGGTACAGGTGGTAAAGTAATAATGAATGGTACTGGTAACGTATTAATCGGGACAGAAACAGACGCGGGGCAAAAATTACAAGTTAATGGTACTGCTAGAATAACTGGTATAACTTCAATAGGTAGTACAGCTAACAATAATGCTTTAAGTAGTAATACAATATTAAGAACAACTAGCGGAAGTACTAATTCAGGTGCTTCTATTGGTAACTGTTTTGCTGCTGCTGGTAGTGGATCTGGTTATGACACTGGTATTTCTATTAATATGGGAACAACTGGCGGAACAATGTTATTAATGGCAAGTATAAATACAAGTACTGGAACAAGTACAAATTCAGCAGTTTATATTGTTAGATTTTATTTTGACGGAAATAATGCACCCACTACAACTTATTTAGGTGGTAGTAGTGATTTTGTAACTTTTAGTGTTAGTGGATCAAACACTTTAATATTAACAGCATCAAATGCTGGTAACAGATCTTATAGCTGGTTTATTAATAAATTAGAAAACTAAAATAATATGAAACAAATACAACCTATTCAAATTTGGGTAAACGGTCAGCAACAAACAGCTAGCCTTTTTAACCTAATCATCATTAATGACAATTTATTAAACAGCGCCACGTTTTATTGGCAGTTATTAGACGCGGACGCTTCTAAACTAGCAGACGGAAATTTAACAATGGGGGAGCCTCAATACGATCAATGGGGTACATCAAGCGACGTTAACCAGTGGGCGTATGAATGGGCCGCAACGCAACTTAACATCACACTAGCTTAATTAATCTTTAAAATACAAAACCAATGGAAACCAAACAAGCACTTGCAATCATCAAACAAATTTTAGACGCAGCTAGCAAAAGCGGTTTATTTGAAAACTTAACGGCAGCAATGACAGCGGCCGACGCTTACAATGCAATAGCGCGTGAAATATTAAAGGAAGAAAATGGCGACGGATCTGTTATTTAGTATAATTATTTTTGTAGCCGCTGGCGGTGGCTTTTATTTCACAACTAAAAACCGTTTAGATAAAATTGAAATAGATCTATCTAAACACAATAATACCAATACAGAAATATTGGATCGTCTGGCGCGCATTGAAACAAAACTTGATTTTGTAACTAAAAAATAAATTTTATGTTCAAAAACTGGAAAACATCATTATTCGGCCTAGGGGCCGTAATTACTGGGGTTGCAACAGTATTAAAAGGCGACGTGCCAACTGGTATAACAGCCATATTAAGCGGCCTGGGTTTATTTGCAGCAAAAGACAGCGACATTAATTTAAATAACCGTCCATAATGACTAGCCAAACCAAAAAAATATTGGTGGTTACTGTTGTGGCGTTAATCTTATTAAGTAGTACAATGGCAGTAGGAGCAAAGGCCGAGGAATTGATAAAAAGATTTGAGGCCGACGACATCAATAAGTATTTAAGAGCATACCTGGATCCAGTTGGGATCCCAACAGTGGGGTATGGAAGCACCTACAATTACGACGCAAAGCGTAAAGTTAGGCTAGGTGATAGTATCACCCAGGAAAAGGCTGTTGAATGGTTAAGGAAGGAAACAAAGTCAATAGTGCCAAAGATCAAAGCACTGGTTAAGGTACCTATTAACCAAAACCAGTTGGATAGTTTAACTAGCTTTGTGTATAACGTAGGTATCGGCGCATTTCAATCTAGCACGCTTTTAAGGTTACTTAATAGCGGCGCACCAAAGGAAGAAGTGGCGGCCCAGTTTGATCGCTGGAATAAAGGCACCGTAAACGGCCAAAAGGTAGTTTTACCTGGGCTGGTTAGACGTAGAAAAGAAGAAAAAGCGCTATTTTTAGCATAAGAAGCAAGTTGGTTAGATAAATTTCAATGGTCTAGTACAAAAAGAAAGCCTGGTATGTCTATACTGGGCTTTTTTATGCCCCTACAAAAATAAATTTGGTAGTTTAAACGTTTTTACTATAATTTTACCAAAGACAAACAAAACCCTAATATATGCAACTTAAAACCGACAGTAAGATCCTGGGCGAAATAGCCAGCTTACAACACAAAATTTTGCGCCTAGAAGCATTACGCGCACTATCACCGTACGAACAATGTACATTTTTTTTCTATTCTAGCAGCGGTAAGTTTTTATCGTTAAACGAAAACGATTTGCCCTTCGATCTTTGTTTTGAAATAAGGATCTTAATAGACGCGGCACTGGAACATTACCAGCACGAAATTAAACGACTAGAAAACAGTTTTCAATGCGACGCAAACTAATTAGATTAGCTGCAATAATATTTTTTATTGCAGTAAGCGTGCCAGTATGTATATTAACCTACACTGGCGCCTTTATACTTTTTTACCTATTTAAAATTTATCACTTTTTAAAACCAACAAAATGAATGAGTATTTAAAAGATCTAGCCGACGGCTTCGGATCAATGAACAAAGTAGAAAACAAAAAAAACGAAAAGCAACCCGACTACCAGGGCTACTTTAAGGCAGACGGCAAATTATTTGAAATTGCTGGCTGGGTAAAGATTAGCAAAGCTAACAACAAGTACCTATCTATTGCAGTAAAGGAATTTACAGAAAAAACAAATAATACTGATTTATGATAGAATTACCAACAAGCTGCAAATATTTAAAAGTTTATTGTCAACTGATAACTATTAATGATGTACCATTTATTTATTTTACTGATATTAGCGAAGTAGGTAGAGGAATAAATTGTATTTATGCAGTTAGTCAATATTCAATAGAAAAAGCACATAAAGAATTTTTAAAGCACATTGAAAAAACCCATATAGATTATGAAAATAGATAAAAACGCACCAGCTTTTCCAGTTATGCCAGTCCAGGATCAATTTGGCCGCCTAGTGGCACCAATCCCAGGCCTAACAAAATACGAACACGTTTTATTGCAGATCCTTTGCGCCAAAGAAATGCAAAATAATCATAGTAAAATAGGCCTTTCTACATTATTAAGAGAGTGCGAAACACTAGCAAACGAATATTTTTTAACCCTAGAAAAAATAGAAAATGAAAAAGAAGCTAACCCAGTTATTTCAATTCAGTAACAACCAGCAAGCTGTAATAGCCCTAATTATTGCAGCTGTATTAACCGCTTTTTTACAAAGGATCTAATGATAGACGGACAAAACAAAATAACCTTAGAAGAAAAACTAGCACAGCGAAAATACAAGCCCGATTTCATACCCCCCCCAAGCCAGGTAATATTCACTATTGACGATAAACCCATTGGAACGATCCAAAATTTTATCGTTTTTAGTGGATTACCAAAGGCGGGCAAAAGTACTTTTTTAGCCGCTGCAATAGCTTCTGCATTTCAACCTGGTGAAGTGTTTGGAATGAAAGTGCATTTCCCAGAAGGAAGGCGCAGAATAGCTTATTTTGACACTGAAAGCAGCGATTTTGATTTTTACAGACAAGTTAATAAAATTAAGCATTTCGCTAATTTAAACAACCTACCTACCTGGGCGGACTGTTTTACAGTGCGCGAGGACGGCCCCAGCGAAATAAGGGCCTTAATCGTTAATTATTTAGAGAATAACCCAGATTGCCCGATCGTAATCATTGACGGCCTTTTGGATCTTATTTTTGACTACAATAGCGAAATAGAAAGCCGCAAGCTGGTGAACTGGTTTAAAAAACTTACTAAGATTTACAACTGTCTATTTGTGGGCGTACTACACCAGGGCAAAGGCCTGGGCGCGCAGACATTAGGACACCTAGGATCAAATTGTGATCGCTGGGCTTCTAGCACCTTAGAAATAATTAAAGACAAAGACAAAAAGACATTTACTTTACAGCCTAGGTTTTTACGATCCAGTGAAGATTTTGAGCCAGTCGTACTTATGAACATTGGCGGCAACTGGCAGCAAATATCTATTGAAGGTGAAAGCAAAAAGGCTGAAATAAAGCACCCAAAACAATTTACTGAACTAGATCATAAAAACATAATAAACCAGCTTATTTACGGCCCTATTGCCTATAAAGATCTAATAGCAGATATACAAGAACAACACGCAAAAGGTACTAACTGGGCAAAACAATTATGTAAGATCTGGATCGATAAAAAATACATTTACAAAAACGATCAAAACCTATATGAAAAAAGATACTAAACGCTTTATAGCTTATATGCTTATGAACAAACATTTTAAGCTAGTAAAGAAGGGCGCTAACTGGCGCATAGAATACAACGGCGTTTTATTACAACCAGACGACATTGAATTTTTAAAGTTAATTGCAAAAAAAAGCGGCCAAAAATTTGACCGCCTGGACAAAACAGTTAACCCTAATTAACCGCTTATTTTCCTTTCACGACAAAGATATATAAAAATGGAATATTACACAGCAATTATTTTTTTTGAGGATCACAAAGAAATAACACCAAAAAAATATCGGAATATTAACCGAGTAGAAAATTTTATTGAGTTTGCCCGAAAAGTTGGCGGACATTATGTAAATTTATACGAGAAACGTACGAAAAAATTTTATTGCCGCGTCTGGTTGAACAATTAAAATAAAGACAGCAACCCAGCACGCCGCCAAAATACCAGCCTAGCGCTGGTTTTTTTGTGCCTGGTATGTATCGCTTAAAAAGTGGTTTAAATTAAAGGTGAAAAGAAAATAATTTAAACTGGTTTAAGTGGTTTAAAATAGGTGGTTTAATTTTTATCTTTGCTAGCCCAGGCGTACGCAAAGATAATAAATTTTAAACTAAAAGTTTAACCAACGCACACTATTTTTAAAAAAAGTTTTTTTGTTTGAAAATCGAACAAATTTTCGTAACTTTGTAAGGTATGGCAGCAAAAAAATGGCTGGCGGCCCTAGTGGGTGCAGCAGCAGTTTACTGGGTTTACAGCAAGTATCGCTTTTCTCAGGGCGTTAGCTTTGTAATTTCTAGGGTTGGCCTGGGTGGATCATTTTTAGATCCACAAATAAATATCGAGGTAACAATTTACAACCCAACAGCATTTAGAACAGAATTAAGCAATTTAAGGGCGCAGCTATATTTAGCAAGCGGTTTAAAGGTGGCTGATGTGTATTACAACAATAGAACGGTAATTTTAGCTAATAGCCAAGCAGTTTTGCCAATGGTGGCTGTAACTACCTTAGAAGGTGCAATAACTTCAATTCGTGAACTTATTAGGAGTAAACAAGCAGATTTTCGCCTGGCTGGTACGGCCCAGGTGGACGGCGTTTTATTACCTTTTGACATAAAATACTCTTTTAATGGTTTCTAGAAGCGCAGTTTTGGAAAAACTGGCGCCTTTTAATAACTTCAAAAAGGTAGTTAGTACGGATCAAACAGTTACCGACATAATCGATGGTATTGTTAGCACACACTATCAATACGAGGACGAATACGACAAAATAAGCCAATATTTTGTTGGTGAAAGTGAACTTGAAACGGCGCGAAATATTTTTAACTTTTTAAAGTCAAATGTACCGTATTACATAGAAAGTAATAACAACCAGACGTTAAGAAGCCCTAGCGCAATAGTTGCGCTACCAGGTGATTGTAAAAGTTACGCGCTGTTTGCAAATGGGGTGCTAGATAGTTTAAACAGAAAGGGTATTTTTCAGGTACCACTAGCGTTTAGATTTGCGGGATATAAAAATAATACCAGGGAGCCGCAGCACGTTTTCGCTGTAATGTACCCAGGAACAAAAAAGGAAATATGGATTGATCCAGTATTACCTAGATTTAATGAAAAAAGACAACCTAGTTTTTTTAAAGATAAAAAAATAAAAATGGCACTAATTGCTTTAAGCGGCGTCGGTTATACAGCAAGCGACAAACGCGCAGAAATGGAAGCGTATAGGGATAAACTGGTAAACGATCGCGATAGGCTTTTACAAGCTGGCGTAATTACCCCAGGATCTAGTAAAGAATTGCAATATAAAGTTGCGATAAACAAAGTAACTGTTGCGCTTCAAGATTTACCAAGCGTTAATGGTATTGGTGAATTTGACTGGCAAAATGCGTTTAGTAGTTTAGTAACAGCGGCGCCAGATATTATTAGGGCTTCTCGTCCTGGTGGGCAAGATCAATTTCAACAATTTGATCAAGGGTTACCAAGTTTGCGTCCTGGTCAACCAGAACAAAGGCAGGGTATTAACACAAACACAATTTTGTTAATAGGTGGCGCGGCACTAGCAGCGTTTTTAATCTTTAAGAAAAAGTAATGTATTACGGTAATCAAAATAAAATTGGAGTAGTACCTATTGCGGCTGTTGTTACAACGGCTGTAAAAGTATTACCTGGTTTGATCCCTTTTTTTAGAGGCGCTTTTCAAAGCCCAGCTGGCGACGCCAGGGCTGTAATTAATACAGTTAAGCAACAAATAGCTAGCCAGGACGCCAGAACTAGATTAGGCACTGTAATAGCTGGAAGCCAGCAAAATTTTAGGGCCGCTGATGTGGACGTAAACGAAATGTTATTTTGGTATAGACAAAACTATCCAAATGATTATATGGAATTATTGCCAGAAGATAAACTTTACTGGAATAGTTATTTAGACAATTACAGACAAAAGTTTTTAATGCAGCGTCCAGATTTGCAAAATAATTTTTTAAACAGATCTTATTTTACAAAGGAGCAAATTAACTATAAACCAGAAACACCAGGAACGCAAAAGGCTGGATTGAATATGTGGGTTACACTAGGACTTTTGGGCGCTGGTATTTTCGCACTATCAAAAATGAAAAAATAATGACCGCAGCACAAAAAGCAGCAAAGGCAAATTTTAAAAAAGCCATTGAGTACAGAAAAAAAACTGGCGTTTCTTTAAAAGAAGCGTTTGCGCACGTTTACGGTAAAAAAGTAGGCGCGGCCCCTAAAAAGAAGGCAGCAAAAAAGGCAGCACCTAAAAAGGCGGCTAAAAAAGTTGTAAAAAAAGTTGTAAAGAAGGCAGCACCTAAAAAAGCAGCAAAGAAAAAACATACAAAGTATGGCAAAGTAAAAGCACACGTTCGTAGAGTTGCTGGAATGAAAAAGCCTGAAAGCGTACACAAAGACACTAAGAGCCACAATGTTAATATCCGCGTAGTATCTGGAATTGGTAAAAATATCAAAATTGGATCAATGCCAGTTTATAGAGATAAAGACGCAGCTAGGGAAATACAGTTATATGCTGATAATGACAGCCAATTATATTATCAAAGAAGAAAGCCAATTTTACAAAACCTATCAAAAAAATATTTAAAAGGTCAATACGATATTGATAAAGCAGCTAAATTATGGAGATACTATATTGACGCAGCTTTACAAAAATATCATAAAGAATTTGGCGGTAGAGGTAGTTGGAGTAACTTGTTAAGCGTACCAGATAGAAATTTATTAGCTATTGAATATGCAAAAGCAACAAAAGACGAATTTGATTTAGGTAATACTTATTAAAATGTACAAAATTTCTTTATATACTAAAAGAAAAGCAAAAGCGTTAAATGTTATTGTTTTACCTAGTGAAAAGAAAAATAAAAAAATAGATGTTTATGATGTTTACGGCAATTTATTAGCCAGTGTGGGTGATCCAAATTACTTAGATTATCCTAGCTTTTTAAGATATTGCGGTAAAAAAATAGCAGACGAAAAAAGAAAACTATATAAAATAAGGCACCAGAAAGATAGAATGGTAAAAGGATCCCCAGGATATTACGCCGATCAATTACTCTGGTAAATTAAATACTTCACAACAATTTAAAAACAAAAAAAATGCGTAGAAGAAAAGCAGCAAAAAAGTCAAGCAGACGTCGCAGAATGTCTGGTATTGGCAAAGTAGGCGGCGCAGCTACCAGCGTACTTTATACAGTAGCGGGTGCAGCAGCAGCACAATTAGTTGGTAAATTTTTACCAGCAGCAACAAACGACAAAATCAAAGCAGCGGTACCAGTTGCAGTTGGTTTGTTCTTACCAAAATTTGTAAAAGGAGCAGCTGGCCAGGGCCTAGCGGCTGGTATGATCGCCGTGGGTGGTCTTAAACTTGTACAATCTTTTGGAGTGTTAAACGGTATCGGTGCGCTAGCTAGTGATGTAAATTACAAGTTACCAGCAGTTGCAGCATACTACAACCGCGAAGGATTAGTTGACAAAAGCTATATGACGCCGTCAATAGCTGGCCTGGACGAAGAAGGCTGTTAATTATTTTCTTTTCACCTTTATTAAAAAAATAAAACTTATAGCAAATGGCAACTCAAATGGGAAGCAGAATGGTTTTCGAAAATGCGAAAACCCTAGTGCGCAGTTTAGGTTACAGTGTTGAACACGCTAAATTGACGCAATCATATTTACGCAGTGAAGTAGCTTTAAGCACTTCTATTGCAAACTATCATATTCCAGTACTTGTAAACGACACTCAAAACGGTGCAAGCCGCGTAAACGAGAAGCGTTTAAACCTACAAGATATTTTCATCACTACCGAGATCGCAGTATTAATTGGCGTGGGTGCTTCAACTGCAACAGCAGCGAAGTTATATACATACCCAAATGCTACTGTATTTACTGCGGCTACTGATGATAACCTTTGGAGTATTTACAACGGTTATTTAAACCTAACAATCAATAACGAGCAAGTGTTACCAGCGTGGGACGTTTTACGCCACTACTTTGTACCACAAACTCAACAAAGCGCAAGCACTACTGACCAATGGGCAGCTAGCAGCGACGCGTTTTACCCAGTTGAGCCAGGTATCGTGATGAACGGTGCTGCGAATATTAACTTCCAACTTACTGCAAATGGTGCGCCAGCAACAGTATTAGCGGATAGCTTTATTGCAGTTGTTCAACGTGGTATCCTTTGCCAAAACGTTACTACTGTTAAATAGTATTAACCTTATGCGCCTGGCGGGCCTTAATCGCCGCCGCCGACGGTCGGATATTACCGTCAATTTTTTTAATTATTTAACTATAAGATATGCGTATCAAACGTTTTGAAGCAGTCGAAATTAACGTTCCCAATGGATCAACATTGACACGTTTTTATTTCCCTGATTTACCACAATTAAGAAACGCAAAGATCGAGGCGATACAAGTTTACGCAGCTGGATCAATTACAGCAACGCCGCTTACTGGATCTACACCAGTTGCGCTAGCTGATTTGAAAAAGTCAAGTTTAACTTTGTACCAGGGTGATTTACAGTTAATCTACAATATCCCATTGGTTGCACTACAAAATATTAGCGACAGCGCTACACCTTTTGTATATGAATTACCAGGAATGAATGATATTGATATTAGCTGGACAAAATCATTTGTATCTTTGCCAACAGCACTAGGCACTACTAACGTAGCGTATAGTTTTGGCGTTTATTACTACTTGTAAAATTTTTATGTTATGGCAGCTTTTAGGCCCGAAATATTTACTATTGATGAAGTCATAAATTTTTATGACGCAGCAGAAGGAAGCGAATATAGAATATTTGCTGGCGTCAACCCGACGCCGCAATATTTGCGATATAATTTTGTAGGCGAGAAAGAAATTGGCCGCCAGGAATTATTAAACGCCTTAACACAGCTTCGCAATAACATAGAAAATTACAATCCGTATTTAATACAAGTTATTAGCGAGGGAAGTACTGGAAGGGGCAAGAAAAAAGAAAGTCCTGTTCTTACCAGTATTTCTTTTCAGCTAAACCGTCCACAGCAACTTATTCCAATGCAGTCAATGTCTGGTATAGGTAGCCCTAGGACAGAAATGTTACTGGAAAAGCTAGTTGAACAAAACCAAATGTTAGCTAGTAGAATAGCAGCTATTGAGGCAATGGACGAACTGGAAGGTGAAGAAGAAGAAGAAGCACCAAAAAGCCCGATCGATCAAATGTTAAGCAGTCCGCAAGTTCAGGAAGCATTGATCGCTGGCGTAATGTCTTTAATGTCTGGACTAATGACAAAAGGCGGCGCACCAACAGCAATAGCGGGAATAGACGACGAAGCAGAAGCAGTAGAAATTTTAAGATCATTAATGAGTAAAGGCGTTACAATAGATCATTTGAGAAAATTAAATGAAATGAGCAGCGCAAAATTAAGCTCACTATTATTTATGTTGTAATGGCCAGAAGTAATTTTTTAAAAGACAATAGCAGCCTAATAATTGGCCTGGTAGTGGTTTACTTTGGATATAACAAAGTGATCAAACCAATACTGGAAAGCGTAGGGCTGCAAAAAAGCAGCGAGGAGTTAGAAATTGAGAAGCAGACAAGCAACCCAGGTAGCGCCTGGAACCCTAACTATTGGCGTAAAGGTGGCGCGACTATTTTAAGAACCGCCGACGTTAATAGATTTATAGATACGATCTGGAACGCACCAGGATATTTTAGCGACGATTTCGACGCGGTTTTAGGCGTATTTAAGCAGCTTAAAACAAAAAGCCAGGTAAGTTATCTAGCAGACAAATTTAACCAGGCAAAAGGCAAAGATTTGTTAAGCTGGTTACAGGGCGGCGGGGCTTTAAGTTGGCCC